TAGGTCTGTTTGCTTTATAAGAGCATAAGATGTATAATTGACATGTTGCACTAACTAGTTATGAATGAGATTATTATGGACAATCACGAGCTTTATAAGGCAGTCCATGGGGTAGGAACTATGCCAAAGATATTGCCTTATGCAAGAGTAAGATATGTGGGCGGAACCATAGAGGTTATATTAGTAGCCTATGATAATAATAACGAGAATCATATTATAGTAGGCTTTGAACCAAGTGATGGTTTAGCAGAGTTATTAGACAATTGCTCTTGGGATAATAGCTAAATATGGGTATAGCGATATATCTCTATGATTCTGAAGAGGATATTCCTTGGATAGATTCTAATGGAAATACTCTGAAATATCTTATTTTATATAGGAAGTGTCAGAAAGATGTGCATCGTAATGAAATTCCAGGGCATATCTAATTAAATAAGGAGATATTATGGGATATAGTAAATATACAGATGAACAGATAAGTCAATTTATCGACATATCGACAGAAATGGGCATTTCCCCTGCTATGAGATATTTAGGATATCCTGGTTCATATCATACTGCTTCTAAATGGTATCAAGAGAGAAACCTAGAATTACCTAATATAGATAGTCTTAAGCAAATGGCTAGAAATATAGGCGTATTCTATTCTGATAAGGAAAAGGTTATCTCCGCCCAGGCTGTCATAGACAGGGCGGTGGAAAAGCTAATGGAAGATGATACTCTTCTTGCAGATGATATAAATAAGCTCTCTAATGCTATACATAAGGCTATTCAGACAATTAACCTAATTGAAGGTAAATCTACTAATATTAACGAGAATCGTTCTAAAGATGGCACAGATCTAGCTATTCATGATCTATTAAATGAAGCCAAAATGAAGAACGAGATGAAGAAAAATAATATAGTTAATGATATAGACTTAGATTCTAATAAATTCACAGAAAATTCTCAGGATATAGGTACCACCCAGTATTAAGATAAATTTAAAAATATTTTTTTTGTTACATTAAAAAAATATTCACAGTAAGATTCAAATTGGAGATAAAGAGGAGTATATGCAAATAGAGGATTACTTGGACAATGTTCCAATAGCCCTTTTAAGCCTTCCAGAAGGCCGTAGAGAGCTTACTAAGTATGACCCTATGTTATTTGCCTTGCTATATCTTCCACATCATCTAAAGGCCCCTAATGGCGAAATAACACTATCAGAATTCCATGTAGATTTGGCTAAATTCGGAGAATCTTGGATCAATAAGCCTACAAAACCAAAACAACATAGAGATGCTTTTATAGCTCCAAGAGAATGTGGTAAGTCTACATGGATCTTTCTTATATTACCTTTATGGGCTGCCGCCCATGGTCATATTAAATTTATAGCAGCTTTCTCAGACGCAGCTTCTCAGGCGGAGACTCATTTGCTGACATTTAAAAACGAATTGGAGACAAATGAATATCTACGAGAAGATTACCCTGAATTATGCACACCTAAAATTGTCGCTTCAACTGGGCGTTCCCTTGCATCAAACGCTTGGCGTATTGTTCAGTCAAATGACTTTATCTTTGATGCTAATGGTATTGATACTAACTCATTGGGTAAAAAGGTCTTTGGTCAACGCCCTGACCTTATTATTCTTGACGATATCGAAAAGGGTGAAAAGAATTACTCAGAATACCAAGCAGGACAGCAATTAAGAACAGTATTTGACGATATTGCTCCTATGAACATCTATGCTCGTATGCTTGTCGTAGGAACTACTACTATGCCTAACTCCATCATGGATCAATGCAGAAAATATGCAGAAGGCATCATAGAACCTGATTTAAAGTGGATTGAAGAGCAGAATGTTAAGGTTCATTACTATCCAGCTATCATGCCTAATGATGATGGCTCAGAACGCTCTGTATGGCCTGAGAAATGGCCTCTAGAATGGTTACAAAGCCAACGCCACATGCGTGACTTTGCTAAGAACTACATGAATAAGCCAATTAACACAGATGGAACATTCTGGGCTAATGAAGATGTTGTAATTGGTGAAGCAGATGAATATGGAAATACAGCTATATTTATTGACCCTGCGGTAACTAAGAATAAAGTTTCTGACTATACAGGCATTGCCGTATTGTCCAGAGGAATAAAAGATGGCAAAGATTATATCTTTGTTAGAGAAGCTCAAGGTGTAAAGATGTCTCCTCAAGATTTGCGTGAGAGAGTTGCTTTGCTAATTGAATTGTATGAGCCTGGTGTCATACATGTTGAAACAAACCAGGGTGGTGATCTATGGAAGGATGTATTTAAGGGACTTCCTGCAAAATATAGATCAAAGCATGAAAAACAATCTAAGCAAATCAGAGCTGGTAAAGCCTTAAATTATTATCAGCAAGGAAAGATTATGCACACAGCACACTTTCCAATGCTAGAAGAACAAATGTGGTCATTTCCAAAAGTAAACCATGATGACGTTCTTGACGCAGTTATGGGTGGAATACTTTATTTCCTTGACAACAAGGCAGAAAAGTTTTCATTTAAACAATTAAGTTACATAAAGGGGTAATTATGGCAGATATTAATAACGCTTTGGCGCTTCTCGTAGATCGTACACCGCATTATGAAAGAGCAGAAGCATATTATGATGGAACTGAACAAGAAAAGTTCCTAAATAAGCGTTGGAATCGCATTCTTCGTTCTGAAGGTTTGGACTTTAAGTTTAATTTCACAAGAACTGTAGTAGATACAGTCTTAAATAGACTTGAAATTGCTATGGCGATTGCTATGCAATTGTTTGGCCAGATATGAATGGAAATACAGCAATTGATTACAATTCTCCAGAATCAACAATCATTATCTATGATGAAGAGAATCCAAGAGTCAAAAAGTATGCAATTAAGGTTTGGGAGTCAACTTCACCACTTGGACTTAAGACAATTAAACTAAATGCATACTATCCAGATAGAATTGAGAAGTATGAGACATACGGATCAACAGAAATGGTTGTATTATCATCTTCTACTAACTTCTCTCTTGTAGAGGTTGTAGAAAACCCATGGGGAGTTGTTCCAGTATTCCATTTCCGCACAGAAAAGCAATACGGACGACCAGAGCACATTGATGCTTATGGCCCACAAGATGCAATTAATAAGTTAATTGCTACACATATGTACACAGTTGATTATCAGGGTGCTCCACAAAGATATGCATTATCTTCAGGTGGAAATAGCGCAGAGTACGAAGATTTCCAAGATGATTCATCTAAGAGAGATAATTTTGGTACACTTCAGAATGGCCCAGGACAATTGTGGTATCTAAATGGTGTTAATGCTGTTGGACAATTCCCACCAGCAGATCACAAGGCATTTACAGAACCTGCAAAGGAATATGTACGTGCAATGGCATCTTTGACAAGTACACCATTACATTACTTTGAAAAGACAGGCAATGTTCCATCAGGTGAAGCACTTAGAACTGCAGAAGCACCTTTGATGAAAAAAGTTAATGACCGTCAGCAATCATTTGGCTCAGCATGGAGAGATTTGTTTAGATTTGTTCTACAGATCGAAGGAATCTCAGAAGATGTTGCAGTTAGATGGAAGCATGTAGAATCAATTGATAGCCTTGACCAATGGGAAGTTGCTATCAAGAAATCTCTTGTTGGTATGCCAATAGAGCAGATTCTATTAGAAATTGGATATGATGAAGAACTAGCAAAGCAAATTGCTGATATTGCTACACCTGCATCTAATCTAACACAAGGAACAAACACAACTAATCTAATTAGACAAGAAAACGCAGAACAAATATAGAAAAGAGGAAAAATGGAAGAGACAATTAACGAAATTGATGTGGACGCTGAAATTCGTGACCCAAAGGCAGTACTAGATGCTTTGGATAAGGCAAAGAAAGAAGCTAAACAATTTAGACTAGAGAGAGAAGAACTTTCTGCTAAATTTGATTCCACAGCAACACAACTGGAGAGCCTGAAGTCAGGTCTCATCGCTCAGAAGGCGGTGGCTAAACTAAATAGTTTAGGTATTGCTAATTCTGACAGAATTCTCAAATACGTCGATTTGGCTAAGGTTGAATTAGATAATGATTACAACCTTACCAATTTTGATGATCAGGTAGAAGCAATTAAGGGAGATTTCCCTGAACTCTTTGACCCAAAGCTTAGAGTGGCTGGGCTTGCTGATTCAGCAGACAAGAAAGTAAATGTTCAACTGTCTGCATCTGAATTACAAGCTAAGGTCATTTTAGGAAAGTAACAATTTGTGATATAATAGTGGAATACCGCAAAGTTCCGATGGACGTTGGATTTGCGGAACTTGAAAGTATTCGGACGATTATTTCACATTTCGTAAATCTAATTTAAAGGAAAATAAATGACAATCTCAAGAACAGACTTAACCGAAGCAAACGGTTATATTCTGGAAGAGCAGGGGTCAACTGTAATTCAGGACCTTATTGCTAATTCAGCAGTAGAACGTTTTGCTCGTCGTGAGCTAATGGCTTCACGTACAAAGTCAGTACCTCGTTTTGTTTGAGATACTCCAGTAGTAGTCGCATAAGGCGATGAAATTCCAGCAGCAAACCCAACTCTAGACGAAGTTGTATTGACAGCTAAGAAGTATGCACAATTGATGCATGTTTCAGAAGAAGACATCAATGATTCACTCGTTGATGTTCTAACAACTTACAAGCGTGAGTGGGCATCCCGCTGGGCACGTAAGTTTGACAATGCTTGCCTTGGCGTAACAGCAGCAGGCGACGGAGATGACGGACAACCATTCACATCTCTATATCGTGCAATGGCAACAGATCCAAATGCACCAGTTTCACAGATCATTCAGACAGGTGGAGCAATGTCTTACGACGACATCAACAACGCTCTTGGATTTGCAGAAAATTCAAGCAAGTTTG